AGCACCAAAGAACTCAGTAAAGAAATTCTTAGCCATTGAATAAGCTTTAGTGTTGGTGACAAAATTCTTTACGGAAGTCCAAAGTTCTTTAAAAATGCTTGTTATCTTCGAAACGCCCTTTTGTAGGAAATCAGGAGCAGTTTCGTAAATATCCTCTGCAAAATCTAAGAATCGATCCTTAAAATAGTCGAAGCCATAGGCGAGCGAATTTAATTTATTCTCCAAAAGACTTTCGACTTTAAAAGCGGATAACGTCTCTATAAAAATCTTCGGCAAATCTGCGAAAAAGTCTTTAAACGCACTAACTAACGGAAAACTAAGAATCGCATCGGCGACATCCCTAAACATTCTTACCACGAATTGCAAAGGAGCAGGAAGCATTTCATAGACAGACTTTGCGAATCCCTTAATGAGATCCCAGAATTTTTCAAGATGCCCTTCGATAGCAGATATTTTAGACGAAAAATCCTTATCGCCCTCAACAAGACTTTTGAAAACGTCAAAACCGGATTTAAGATTTTTCCAAGCATTACTGAGTCTGGAGCTAGCGTCTGCAATTTTATCCATTATTTCAGGAGATAGACCGAGTTTCTTAAAAACGTCGACCTTTTTTCCCAAAGACAAGTTAACGAGTCCCGAGTTAATAGAATATAACGCTTTTACTACGGTATCAACCGGAGTCTTTAAAAAACCAATAACAGAATTTAAAAACTCGAACTTTGAAGCGAAGTTTACAACTTTCGACGCAACCGACGATAACGCTCCACCAAGTCCGTTGACAAGAACCCCTCCAAAACTAATGAATAAACCAGAAAGGTTCTTCGCGATATACCCCAAAGGCTTCGAGATAACTTGAAGAACGGACTCAACGCCGTCGCTAAAAGTATGAATAGACGACGCAACTCTAGCAAGAACATCAAGAAGAGTTACAAACGCGCCTCCTGCTAAATATGCAATCGGCCTAACGACGTTCCAAGCAACCTTTGCCACGTTTACAAACACTCGTATAAGGTTTCCTACAACACCAAGCACACTATGAATGATTGTAAAAACATTATAAAAAACGTCATAAATCATCTGAACGGCTGCTTGCGTAGGAACTAATTTTTCAGCAAATGTCGCAAAAGCCGTTGTAATGTTGTATAGCTGCTCCGCGGAAATACCAAACACGTCGCTAAACGCATGGCCAATCTCAATAATCGGAGAAAGTATAGCATCGACTAAAAACTTAATACCATCAACTAAAGCGGTGCGTCCGCCGGCGCCAGCCCAATCCTCGAGAACCTTATTGCGAGCATCTGCAGAAGCTCCGATTATACCGGAAAGCTTGTCGCTAAGAAACGTAAACAGGTCAGTAGCCTCAAGAAAGTCGCCAACGATAATTCGCCAAGTTGCCGACCAGCCAGAACCCATTGCTTCACCAACCGTGTCCCAAAGCTGAGTCCAAGTACGAACCTTAGTAGCCGCTTCCTGAGCATTATTGGCCAAATCAAGAATGGCTTCTGCGTCTTCTCTAGAATATCCTTGGTTCTCAAGGCTAACTTTCATTTCTTCAATCTCGGCGTCGGTTAGACCCTCCGTCGACATCGTAAGCTGCTCGAGAGTTTCGGTAAGAATATCCGAAGTAACCCATCCTTCTTGCAGAGACTCTCGGAATGAGCCGTTCTTCTCGATCATCTCATCGACAGCAACGCCATGAGCACGAGCAGTACGCTTCAATGCATCCTGGAATAGGGTGCCACCCATGCCGGCGTTAACGACAGAATTCCAGTCCTGAAGTTTTAAAGCGCCTGTTGAAATGGCCTGAGACAACTGATACATTGCTGTTGACGCCTGCTGAGAAGATGAACCAGAAGCAGCAGCCAAGTTTGCGATACCCTGAATTGACTTAGTTGCTGTCTGAAGGTCGACACCAGCCGCCGTGAACGTACCAATATTTCTCGTCATTTCGGAGAAATTATAAATTGTCTTATCCGCGTACGTATTAAGCTCATCAAGAGTCTCGTTGATTACTCCGATTTTTTCCTCTTGTGTTGTGAACCCATCCTTTGCCAGCTGGTCTCCGGCATTCGAGAGAATGGTTTGCACAGATTTCATCTGCGTTTCATACTCTCCAAAGCCATCTCTAGCAGATTTAGTTAAACTATTAACTAAATTTTTAGAGATTGAGATTCCTAAGTCAACAACTTTTTCGCCAATATAACTTATGGCGCCATCAGAAATTTGCTTAAATATGCTAAAACTCTGACCGGCCTCGTCCAAAGCAGTCTCAACGGAGTCCATATTAAAATTCGACACGGCACTTTGGACGGCTTCTATACCATCGGTAGACCCGGTGAATTTCAAAGAATCTTGAAGTTTATCGAGAACGCTAATGGCAGCGTTAACGCCTTTCTCAAAAGCTTCGCCGCCTTCGAAGCGCATGCTAACAATTTTCTGATCGACTTCACTCATTAGGACGTCACCGCCTTCCATACAGCGTTTGCGGCTTCTTCACAAACTGCTCTTATTGCTGGTGTAACAAAATCATTCGGAGGAACATAGCCACCACGTCCGGTTCCATGCCCATTAATAATAAGGACAACCAATGGCGTTTTTTCATCATCAGCCAATCTGGAGTTGTGCCATTCTAAAGAAACCGAATCGGCAGCATGTTTTATCTTATAAGACCAAGCCGCAGCGGTAGCACCAGTTCTAACTGGGGTGTTTGATTCCAAAACGCGGCAACCCTCTTCACCATACGGTTTCAATAAGGACTCGACATCCAAAGCTTTTAACTTTTCTAAAAATCGATAAGTTTTATTGAAATTGCCATATGTCGAAAAACGGACTAACCCCATGGCTACCCCCTGGTCTTATACTTCTTTTTACGAGCAGCATTTATCGCTCGATTTTGTTTAGCAATTGCTTGTCGACTCATCTTCTTTTGATTAGGATTATTCTTTATTGCGCACACCTTAATCAAAGTAAGTAAGCGATTTAAATGCCACTTTTCATACTCCGTGGGGATTTGCTGAGCTATCATCCAATAATATATAATTTCGCTAGTCACTGTTTCTCGACTAGACGATGGTTTTTCGTATTCATAAATTGTTGTGGCGGTCATCGGGTCACGAATATATTCGGCTATTTGCTCTAGATTCTCTCTAGATAAAGCACGATACACATAATCTTCTGGAGTGGGCCCAACCGTCATGCATTTGAAATAATCGAATATTTCCTCTTTAGTCTTATCTTCTTTAGAAAGATATGGCTTCTTCCATTTTGCTTCCCATTTTGAAAGCGAGATTAATGAGTGCTCCATAGTAAGAGTCTGCGCTTTAACAGTAATGAATTCTTCGCGTTGTTCATCATAAAATTCTTGCTCAGGAATCTTTATATGGAGCACTCAAACCACTTCCTTAAACCGCCTTAAATCCTTCTGGGACTGGAGCGCCTTGACCAGTCTTTGGAAGGACGCCCTCAATGAATCTGGCAGCCGCACCGTCCTCGGTAGCAAGCTGCATGTAAAGTTCAGCGAAGGCTTCCGTCTGCTCGAACTCGTCTCGAAGCTGCTGAGACTTAATAAACCTACGGCCGTCAAGAGACTTCTCGCCGTAGGCCTTAAGAATCAGATTCTTATACTCTTCGGCAATCTGCTTTCCGTCGTGCAAATCGACAAGACGCTTATAATACTCAGAAAGAGCGCCATTAACATTGAGGTTCATCTCCATAATCTCAGCCTTATTAAGATTAAAGTAGAAATCCTCAGTACGCTCTTCGCCGTTGTAGTCGGTGTAAGTGATGGGCCACTTAATCATTGCTTTTGCCTTTCTCTAAAGGATTAGAATGGTGGGGGCGGAGGGATTCGAACCCTCACGACCGAAGTCGAGAGATTTTAAGTCTCCTGCGTCTGCCATTCCGCCACGCCCCCGTGCTGGCATAGTCCCCGCCAGTAAACTACTATGCCGTTGGCTTTGTCCTAATAACGTCCCGAGCGCTCAGCAAAGCCTCCCACTATAATTTTGATTAGTTACTGCTGAGGAGCAACATAGCCAAGCGTCGTGAGAACAGTGATAGGAAGCGGAAGCTGCGGCGCAGTACCTTCACTGCCTCCGGAACCCTCCGTACCATACAGCATGTTCTCGAGAGTTGTAAGCTTAGCCTTATCCGCCTCAGCAGTAAACTTGGTGGAGTCAATCACCAAAAGTGCAGACGGCTCAAAGCCCGCAATCTGAACGGGCGTAGTGCTGACCTCCCAGCTGAAGCTAATAGCCTCAGGCGAGTCGTTAATGGTTGCATAACCGCGCTCAGACGGTGCCGCACGACAACCATAAACTAAATGCAGCTTGTAACCAAAGTCATCGCCCTTTACGTCGTTGCCGACCTTGGTGCGGTAGCACAGACCAAACGGCTTACGACTCTGCTGACCGACGGTAACACCATCAACAGGGCTTGCGGA